CTTAGTAGCCAAATCTTTCATCTTCTCAATATCTTTCCTGTCGATCTTCTTCTCACCTTTTAAAATGTAAGTATCATAAAGACCTTTTAATTCCTTAGCTTCTTCTTTGCTATTATCCTCAGAAACCCCTTCTAAAGTTTTACGAGATAAAGCATTAAGCTTCTCTTCAAACTTGTCCAGTTCCTTCTGCATTTTAGCGTCTTTTTCATTAATATAAACTTTAGACTTCTCTTCATTAGTTTCAATCTTATCCACAACTTCTTTGCGAAAAGACTCTACTAATTTTCCCTGTTCTTCAATCAGGGATTTTACTTCTTGCTCATTACTCATTAGATTATCCTTTTAAGTATTTAGTCGATTTAATTAGACCCTGATTGATAGACCTAAGACTTTTCAAAATCTCAGGGTCAGTTTTTGGTTCATTACTCACTGCTTTAACAGCCGTAATTTCAGCTTGAGGGTTGCAAGGAAAATCTACAAAACTAACTTCATGAGGAACAAGTTCTCTCAATTCATTATATTCCTTTCCGTCTTCCGCAACTACCCACTTTTCTTTTTTAATTTCATACCCGAAACTCATTTTATTAACAGCACCCATCTTAAGAAGTGAGTACCCTTCCCTACCTGTTTGCGTTTCTTGATTAATGTAACCTGTTACAAACAAACCTTTGTTATCTTCTTTAACATCAGCTACCCCAACATTGTTGCGGTGGTTACTCATAAGTATCATACGGTTTCCATTTTTCTCCAAAGCTTTAGAAAACGCACCAGGCATAACTACATCTCTAACTCTGTCTACATTAGAAAAAACAGAAGCATATCCTTCAAATACTTTTACAGGAACCCCATTAATTTCTTTATCTTCTACATAAAAATTCTTTACTTCAAATTGAAACGATCTTCTTTTCATCGGCTATAATCTCCTTATTATTGGGTTCCCTTTCAAGTTCAGCTTCCCTAGCTACATTGGTAAAATCAGGTGGTTTAATTTCTTGTTTAAACACATCTTCTCCTGCCAGTTCATCATATCCCAATAATTTCCTAGCCTCATTCTTAGTAATGAGCCCAGAATCAAAAAGACTAACCGCTTGCTTAGTGACAAGGTTACGGTCCCTTTTAAGTACATCAACCTTATCCATATCAATCTCTAAACGAAATTGCCCCGAAGAAAATAAAGATAATAATTCATTATTAAAAAAACTTAATATTCTATTCATTTGAGGAATTACAGCCTCAGAATAAAGCCCTGCTTTAGCTTCTTTTACATTCCCATAAGTTCTATTTTCAAAACCTAAAAGTTCAGCAGGAACCTTAAGAGCCATAGATATCTCTCTACCACTCATACTCATTACTTTTTCCCAATCCATATCAACCGCAGATAAAGTTAAAGGATGAAACTTCATTCCCCCAGGAAGAACCATAGTCTTCATTACATTATTAGGTCCAGCAGTCTTAGTTTCCATTTCATTCTTAAGTATAACCCTTTGCTTCTCAGATAACCTTCCTGCATTAGATTCTAAATAACCATCCGTCTTAGTCATACGATTAAGTAAATTAGTATTCCACACACGACCTGCATTATTTTGATCAATAGACAAAGCACAAGAACCTAAAGGACTCATGCCTTCTACTTTTTGAAAAGGATGGAAAAACTTTAAATGAATGAGCCTCGCACCCTTTCCAGAAAACAATTTATTATTAATGTAATAAAAAGTCTTATTATCAATTACTTCTATTCTAATTTCTTTAGGAGATAACAAAACTACTTGAGAAGGTGAGCCTGTACTAACATCTATCCATAAATAAGCATTTCCTGATAAATAAAAATATACCCACAAATGATACATAAAATCATAATAAGATAACTTGCCTTGCCCATAATACACATTACCCAATAAATCTAAAATTTTGTGCTCTCTAACAATTTCCCTTTTACCTTTAAATAACGAAAGTTTTAAATTAGCCCCTGCATTAGCTAAAGTATCTACACAAGAAAAAATGTAAGGATTTTTCTGAAAACCTTCAATAGCTAATTTCTCATAAGTTAACTCCTGCTCCGATAACACACTAAGCAAAGTATTAGATATAGGCATGAACAAAGAAGATTTTTCATATACATTGTTAGATTCAAAAGAAACTGGAACATCCGTAGGTATATAAAAAGTATCTCTAATCTTTTGTAATAAACTCATGCCCTTATCCATTTTTATAACAATTGTTATAAATTTAAAGCCAATCTATTAATAATGATTGAATTATTAAAGCCAATCTACCCAAGCTTCTTCTTGCCTCTTCATAAACTTAAGTGCTTGAGAAACACTATCTACTTGATCTTTTCTTGTACTTGCAGGAAAAGATACTAGCTCATCAATCAATATGTTAACAAAGTCTTCATTTTTTGGAAAGAAAACTTTGCCGCTTTCAAACAAATGTGATATAGCCACCGCCCTCGCTTCTTTAGACCTACCTTCACATTTTTCAGGCAGCACAGGTAAACTAGTCGATTCTTGTAAATCTTGCAACAATTGAATACCTGAAGACGCATCTTCAATTAAAATAACGTCTGCTTCCCAATTTGATTGCATATTAATAATTTGCTGCCTAAGCTCAGTATAAACACATTTCCCCCTCCAAACAAATTGCAGATAAAACCCGTTATTAGTTTCAGCCCAAAAAGTACCCACTGAATAATCATGCTGTGCCTTCGCCTTAGATGCCGTGTCCCAACTCCATATATACCTAAACACATGAGGAAGCTCTTGGGACGCATCATAAAACCTAAACCACTCCCTTTTAAATATAGCACTCTCTTCTAACACCGGCTTTTGCTGATACTGTGCTCCCCAAGCCCTAGAACCAATAGCTTCTCTTATCCTAGCTAAAGCAGTAAGATCATACTTCCAAGGCCATAAAGGTTCCCCTTCTTCATCTATAGCAGGTAAATTAAGCTCATGCCAACCTTCAGACTTTTGCTTTAAACACCTTCCTGCTAAATCATCATCATGCCATCTTGTCATAGTTATAACAATCTTACCCTTATGCTCAAGCCTTTGATAAGCAACAGATTGAAACCAAGACCATAAAGAATCTCTAGCATTAACACTTTCCGCATCCTCCGGCCCTGCTACCGCATCATCAATAACTAATAAATCTGCCCCAAACCCAGTAAACTGACTTCCTGTACCTAAACTTTGAAGCCCTCCCCCATAAGCTAAATCCCAAGCCAATACCGAATAACTATCTTCACTCATTATAGCTTCAGGAAATATATTTAAAAACGCACTACTCCTAACAAGGTTTCTAGTCTGCCTTCCAAAATTCCCTGCTAAATTCTGCCCTGCCGAAACAATAACCGCCCTCTTCTTAGGATTAAGCCCTAAAAACCAAACAGGAAAGAATATACTAGATAACTGACTTTTGCCATGACGAGGAGGCATAGAAATAATTAAACGATCTATTTCCCCCCTCTCTACCTGCTCTAACTTTTCACAAATTACCCTATGATGCCAATTCACATTATAATCATCATGACACCTCTTAGCAAACTCTAAAAGGGACTTAGAAGCAAGTACCCTAGATGCAAGCTCCCTCTTTACCTGAGTAGTTTTATTTTCTTCAGGGTAAGGCTTTAAGTGTGTCATCTAATTCCTCTGCCTCTAACCTCTTACTCTCTTCCTTCAACCTCCTATCCTCTTCCACTACCTCTACCTCTAAAACAGTTTGCAATTCCTCTACACTAAGCTTTGTTAAATCCTGCTTTAAATTATGAACCACCGCCTTACTCTCTGTCCTCTCCGTAGCCTCTCCCTTAATCAAGAGGTCTAACTTCATTACCGTTTCCAAATCCTTAATGTCCTTTATCCTAAGATCCCCCGAAGCAATATCCTCTAAAGCAGTATTCATAAGAGTAAATAATCCCTGCTGACAAATACTCTTTACCTCAGAATATAAATCAGCAAACTTATCATCTATCAAAGCAGTAACCTTACTGTCCATCGCAGCAAGCCTACGCTTCCAATTATACCTACTACTCCAAGCAGTTATAATACTTTTCTCCAATCCCATCATCTTAGCTACAGTAGAATACTTTCGCTGCTCCCCTAAAGCATACCATATCTGAAAAGCCTTAAGCTGCTCATGGGCAGTCTTAGCTAAACCACCCTTAATATCTAAATCCAAATGCTCCACAGCAGTAGGATAAGGACAAACAATCTCTTCATCAACTTGTGTTACTTTTTTTCTTCTAGCCATAAAAACAATTTTAAAATATTTCTTGACTTTTTACAATATTTCTTTGAGTTACTTTTTATTTCTGTGAATAACTTTAATTAACTTTAGTTAACTTTGAAATTTGAATTTGGTCTACCTCCAATTTTTTAATTCTTATTAATTTTAGTTAACTTTGTAATTTCAATTTGGTCTGCGAATTTTTTTGAAGGGGGTGTTACATCTCTCGGCTTCTTCTCTTTGAGCCTCAATGACGCACTGCGTTAGTTAAGTGTGTAGTAAAACTTTCCACTTCTTGCTAGTCCTCTTGTTGTACCTTTGTTCACTTGTACCTTTGTTCACTTGTACCTTTGTTCACTTGTACCTTTGTTTTGACT